ACTAATTCGTTGTATTCGTTAAATTCTTTCATTTTACTTATCCCATGACTTGATGGCAGTAAAGTTATTAAAACTAAACTCCATTCTGTCTACTAGTTTTACAGCGTTTCCACTTACTCTATCTATTGCAACATACCCTTCTGGGTTTGCTACTTTAAATCCATTACTTGTTTTGATGAATGTTCCAATACTTCTAATACGATTTAATTTTTTAACTACTAACATTTTAGAATTGACAACAGCGTTTTGAAATGTAATTATTTGTGTTAAATTTTTAACATGTTTTAAAAATTCTCTCTTATATTCTTTCTGTAAGTTTGTGTACTTATCTTTTCCTTTAGGACTTTTTGATTTGTCAATCATTTCTTGCATCTTCATTTCTACATGTTTAACATAACCTATGGCATGTGCCTTAGGGTTTGTAATTGGTTTACCTTGTCTAACACTAATATTGTTATACGTCTTTAGTGATGCACCAAGTAAACCACCTGTCAAACTATTTTGTAAATTTAAAAATCTAGTTAACATAGATGAGTCAATTGTTTGGAATGTTTTACCAGCAATAGACAACTCAGCAGTAATTGCATCTGTTTCTGATTGGGTAAATGTTGCACTTCCTGATACATCTTTAAATGTTGCATCATCCATCCATACACTAGATACATTTTTAAGACCTGATATGTTTACTCCAAAAGAAGCTTTCATACTTTGTAATTCTTTTCCATTATACGTTGTGTGCCAAACAACACCAATCTTTGCTTTCTTAATCTGTCTTCCAAAATCTGAATCAATAGGTACAGCATATACAATTGTGTTTGGTTGGAATGTATAAACCTTTTCTTTATCTATGGTATCAGTAGATACATCATTTGTAAACATTAAGTCACCCTGTATCACCCCTTTAATACCTAACTTTGGAAACTCTGATAAGGCAACTTTAAACTTAGAGTTTAAATCACCTTTAGTATACTTGTCTATATCTGCATTTGTTTTATAGAGTTGTGGTTCTACATTGAATACAGATTTCTTTCCTACAAAGAACTTACCATCTTCTGGGTCAATACCAGCAAAAATAGCAGGAGCGCCATCCCATTTAACTGTCATATTAAGAGATGAACGACTTGCACCAGCAAACATATCTCTTAGTGAACGAACAAAGTTTATAGATGCACGACCACCTGTGATACCATAATTAAGTATCTCATCTTCTATGTGTTCTAGATGAAGGTTCTTTCCACCTTTATCTTCAAACAATAATTGTTCTGCTAAATTATTCATTTTGTTTTAAAATCACACATCATTCTGGTAGGATATCCATCCGTACCTTGTGTATCTCTTATGTTAAGTTTAAAAATATAACTGTCAGATTCCATTTCCATATCTATTCTTTTACCTTTACCACCCTTTCCACCATAATATATTTTTACACCACCAACTTTTGCAGCTTTTTTCATTGCAGATGCATCCATTTGTTTAGATAAAACTTTACCACTCATTTGATGAATGACATGATATCCGAAACCAATACCAGATTGTAACAAATAATTTAAACCAGATGCATCTGGCCTGCCATTTACAACACCACTTTGAGTTTTTACTTTATCATTAAAAATTGTACAAAATCTTTTATTGTCTATGCCAAATAAATCTAATAATTTCTTACCATCTTTATTTTTAATCATACCTGAATTTATTTCATCTTTTGTTAATTTTGTTTTTAAACCAACATTGAAAAATGTTGTTGTACCACCCAGTTTTAAACTTAAAAATATAGGTGGATTATTATCAGTTAGAAGTGTAATGTCGGTAACACTTTGTCCAATATCAAATCCTTTTGCTTTTGTATTTGTTATTTTTATTCTACTACCAAAGTCTAAAGGTCTTCTTGTATTTTCTCCACCAACAACTTTTGCATCAAATGTTTTAGACTTGCCTATTTTATAAATTTTATCTAAATCTTTTATTGCATCTAGAATTTGTTTATTATCAACAGCACCTTCTCCCTCTGCATACCATTTTTCTATTGCATTAGCAAATGTTGTTTCAAATGCATTTCCTCTATTATTTGCACCACGATTGCCGGATGAACCATTTCCCCATTTAATTTTAATAGTTTTTAGTTTAGCACCTTTTTTTATTGTTTCAATATCATATACACCATTCAGAGTTCTAGACACATTTACATATTTTGGTTTTTTTAAATCTATATTAATTGGTGTTTTATCTTTTCCTTTTAAAAATTTAAATAGATTAATAATATCTTCCATATTATCTTTTGGAAAATCTTTTAAAGTGCCTTTAATGGAGGCTACAGATGTAGGAAAAAAGCTATAAGCTTCTGTTAAAAGATACTGAACTTTTTCTTGTAGGTCTACTTTTTGAATACGAGCAGGTCTTAACTGACTCATAGATTGTCTGAAAGACATCAATTTCTCCATTTAAATATAATTTATGTATCTATTTATCATACTTTTAATTTAGAGAACTTGTCGTATAGGTCTTTTTCCTCGTTATTACCAAACCCCTGTCCATTGTCAGCAACAGGTACATCACTCTGACCATGATTTATAAGACCATCTTGTGTTTTAAGTTCTACATCAAACAGTTTCATCTTAGCTCTGTCTATTCCAATAATGAATCTCTTGTTCATGGTTGGGTCATTATACCTGTTTTTCAACTGTTTAACACAAATCTGATTGAGTCCTTCTAGTTCTTCTGTAGATATCAATGCAAACATCAAGTCAGCAGTTGCTGGTAGTCCAAAACTTTCAGCAGTATCTTCTAGTCCAACATCAGTATTTGAGAATCCACTTCTAGTTGTCTGAGTTGCAGACATAATAGGTACATTCGTTTCTACTGCAAGTCCTCTGAGTTCCTCTGCAATAGACTTAATAATAGTATAAGAGTTCATATTATTTCCAGCTTTAAATCTACTTGATGCACAAATGTTTAGATAATCAATAAAGATAATATCTGGTTTGAAAGATTTCTTGATTGCAAGTTCTTTCAACAGTCCACGAAAATGTCCACTATGTGCTGATGCAGTTGGGTATTCTTTGATGATTAATTTACCCTTTGCTTTCTTTTGTAACTTTGTAATCTTATCATCAAACATCTTCTTAGGTAATTCATGTAAATCTGGGATACTAATATTCATCATGTTAGCATCTATTCTCTCTGCAATTCTTTCCTCTGCCATTTCTAAAGTAATGTATAAAACATTCTTTCCTTGCGATAAACAGTTTGCAGATTGATGACACATGAATAATGATTTACCAACACCTGTACCAGCAAGTGCAATATTCAAAGTCTTTGGTGGAAGTCCACCTTTAGTAATCTTGTTAAAGAATTCTAAATCAAAAGGAATCCTTTCTTCTTTGTGATGATAGTAATCAAATCTAGCTTCTGAATCTTCCAGATAATCATGACCCACAGAGTTATCAAATGAAACTGCAAGAGCCTCAGTTAGAATATGGGGAATTGATTCTGGTGTTTTGTCTTTAGACTTACCATCTATAATACCAACACCTTCTACGATTGCATTGTAGATTGCTTTATCTTTTACAAATTTTTCTGTGGTATCTACTAACCAATCAAAATCTATCTGCTCTGGATTAAGACTTTTAATTATCTCAACAATCTTTTTATGTTCAGTATCGTTTAAATCTTTTCTTGTGCTGACTTCAATTTCTAAAGATATTTGTGTTGGTTTCTTATTATACTTATCTACAAACTTTAAAATTTCGTCAAAGATGATTCTTTCTTCTTTAACATCAAAGTACTCTGGTTTTATAAATGGTAAAACCTTTCTTAAATAGTCTTCATTGTTTAAAAGATTAGTTAGTGTTGTTCTCTCTATTGTCTGATTCTGCATTTTGTTCCTCAATTATGTCTACCAAAATATCACCTAGAAGATTCATAAAATCATCTTTAAAGTTTTCTTTTGGTATTGCATTATTATCTATTATATCAAATTCAAATTTAAATGGCATATTACCATCTTCTGTTTCCTCACCTATTGAAACATTTCCATACTTATAAATTACACCAGCATAATCACCACCCTTGATACCAATACAAGTTTGGTCTTGTGTTTTACTTTCCACATAAACGTATGATTCTTTAATATTAGACATAATGTAAATAAGTTTGCATGATATACTTAGGTTCGTTTATTGGTTTTGTTCCAGCATGTAACCAAGGCCACATTGGTGGGAACATTAACATACTACCTTTCTTACAGTTAGCATGTGTACTTAATTGTGGAAATGAAGTTTTACCTTCTTCGTTGTCTGAAAGATATATAAAGAAAACTAAAAACCTTGTTGATGTTAGTTTTGAATTTACATCTACGTGTGGTTTAAATTCATCATGGTCATTTGGCATATATCTTTTTATACGAATAGGCTCCCAAACATATTTACTTGGCATCTGTTGTGGTGTAACACCTGTGTCTGTTAGATAAGTTGTAAACCTATCTGTAAAGACTTGTTCAAATGATTCTATTTCAGATTTCCATATTTGGGGTGCTTTTGCCATATTCAATTGTGTAAAAACCATACTACCCATATCAAATGATTCGTGTTGGTTTTCAAACTGTTCAAACTTATTAATGACATTATTACAAGTTGTTTTATCAACTATATCATCATATGTTTTAATTAAATTATTCATTTATTATCCTAGTAATATTAGACATTATAACAGGCCAAATAGTATTTTGTCAAGTCTTTTTATTAACTATCGTTGCCATACTTAAACTCTTTTGCAGAAGCTTCTTCTAATTGTTTCATTATATCTTCTGTAAAATATTTCTCTGGGTCATTATTAATTGTTTTTGCATATTGTTTAGTACCATCTGGTAATTCAATACGAGTTGACACTTGTTTGAATACTTCATATTTTAATGCCAAATCAATTAATCCATAATACCTATCAAGTCCTTTATCATAAGTTAACAAAACATCAACCATTTTATTTTCCACAGTCAATCTTGACTTATGATTCTTACAATGAATTATGTTACCAACAACTTCTGTACCATCTTTAAATTTTTTCTTTGAAA